CATTGACCACCCAACGGTGTGTGCCACAAACTCCGGTTTAGCAGGGAGAATCGGTCGAGGCACTTTATCCTCTACTAAACCACCATTATTGACTAGAAGGTTTTCCACCTTAACAAACATTCCACGCGTGGTCCATTCTCTGGCGTCCTCGCCTGAGATGGTGCCATCATGGCTGATGTGTTTTGTAAGATTCCATGCCTGTTTTATCTTGTGTTTAACACTAGGTCTGGAATGCATGCGAGCAATGGCCTCGCGAAAAGGCAGTTCAATAATGTGCTTGTATGGCACAACGGAAAAAATATTCCGTTTGAAAAAATCACAAAACCTGTCCAGGGTGGAGGGATCAGGAATTGGGGTGGATGCGCACGTACGAAATCGCAATGACGCGAGTTCGTTTTGGTAACAACTATGGTAGAATATTGGTGAGAACTGAAATTTTTTATATATCGTTTTTGAGGTATCTACATAACGCAGTTTTGGCCACGCGGGTTCCGCAATCCCCGCCCCCTGTTTAAAGACAACAGGTCTAACACCATTATAAATTCGCCCTAAAGAAGCCGCATGAAACATTTAACGAATAACCTGTAACAAAACAGGAATAATAAAAGGCCAATATTGACCTCGATAAACGAGACGATCGCCAACCAACTAGATGGATTTAGGGGTTGTAACTGTACCCCAATAAATAGTGTTAGAAATTCAGTCAGCCACTGAACTAAATACAAGAGTGTGGACTCTAAATTAATAAGGTAAAGATACACGACATTAACAATTAAAATAATTGGATTTAAAATAATGCTAAAAATATATATGCCAAAAACAATAAAACCAAGCACCAACAATGACAACAATCGAAACTTAAAAGGAGAATAAACCATCCTCAAGTGCACAACAAGGGAATGGAGAGGTAGGTACATTTCTTGATTCCAATAGAAAGCAGATGTAACAAGTTGCAACTGAGTTGCATGCACATTTAAACGAGTACACGTGAATTTAACATGGGCTGAACACTCCCGCAGTCGTTCAGACACATCATGCCACCTAAGATTTGTATCCTTCCAATTGTACTGGGCCCAAAAGGATATGGCCGCTGCTAACAACGGATGCCCAGTATATACGGGAATACAAAACCAGTCTATTGGCAAACCTACCAACGCCAACCAAATAACAATCCACATATGACGAATATGAGGCATTGACATAATTTCCATGTTATTTGGATTTATATATAAGTCACGACCGTCAAACGCCGAGAACGTTGGAGCATAATTGGGGTGCTCAAAACGAATCACCTCTGACGCATAAAGAGGGTCAATGGCTTCAACATCTTCGGGATCCTCCGAACCCAAAGAGCTGCCCGAATCACTCGCCCGACGCATAGAAGTTACCAGAGATGGTGACGACGGCGTGGACGGAGGAACAGGATATATTGGTAAAGAGTCCCCAGAGTCACTCGACCGCCTCATCGACGTCACCGGGGTTGGCAACGTCAACAATACGGGAGATGACCGGGAAACAGGGGGAGAGGAAGACGGGGTGAGTGAGGGAGGGTTTATGAGTATAGGAGGTGTGGGGAGAAAAGAATACAACGCAGGAACAACTCGCTCCATTGACGGTACAGCATCAATGATTCCGCTGGTAGGAGGTGTTGGGGCCACATTAATTACGACGTTCTCGAATCGTCGTGTTCCACCATCTGTCACCGGAGCCTTCCTTTCCGGTAACTGTTCTCTGCACAAGGGACACTTCGCCAACCGCTTGTGTCCACACTTCTCACAGTGTGCGTGCAATTTTCCCTGTTCAGTTTCGTGATAACAATAATGTTTTGAATCAAGAGTGCGTTGACAAATGGGGCAATTGGTGCACGCCCTACATTCATCCGCACTATGCGTACGGCATACCATGTGTCTTCCACCAACGCATGGGGCAATGTCAGATCGAATCCACTTTCGACACACACCGCATTTAAATCGGCATGCTTGGCATTGCTCATGGGATTTGTGCTCACCACAAAACCCATGACCACGTTCACAAACATTTTTATTCTCATAAACCACATCAACACATTTCGAACATACAATTTGGCGACTCAATTGGAGCTCGTCATAAACTATATCACTCAAACGTGTGACGCCTTTCAAATCCACCTGAGATGTTTCAGCGATCTCACGCTTTTGCTCTGCCGAAGCCATTGGCAAAACCGATTTACTTTGGACCGCGTCGCTGATTACGCAGTTGCTGGC